CGTAGCGCCTGCCCATAGGGGCCGCGTGCCTTGATTTCTTCGGTCATTTGTTTCGCACCAGCGATAGGAATCGCAGCAGGATTCATCCCATCCACCCTTGTCCACTTCGCCCAGGCATCGACACATGAACCGGGCGGGCAGCGCCTTGTTTGGCCACTGGAACCGCGTGACGGCGCATCATGATTGCGTAGCGCGTGGCCGAGATCAGGTCGTCAGCCTCTTTCACGATGAGCCCGTCTTTACGGTGATACGTGTTGAACTCTTCGAACCACTCGGCGAGGTGCGAGAACACCTTGAGCCTGCCGGTCAGCATGCGATCGTTCATTTCCTGCACGCCGGCTTCCAGGCCATTGCTGCCGTCTTCGAACGTCGCACGCAACGGAAGCATTTTCAGACCGGCTGAGCCGTACTGCTTCGCCAGCTGCTCGCCCGAGCCTTTGTCATGTTGCAGACCGTCGTGAGGCCATGACCACGGCAGCCAATCACCCCACGGCTTGACCGCGGCAGCAAACATGAGCGGCGTGACCTGGCGCTTGCGATAGACCGACGTCACGTAAATCACGTCGGCATCACGATCCCATGCGATGCGCGCAGCAGCCGAGGGGTGATCCCAACCAAAGTCCAAGCCGCCGAGCTGCGGCCAATGCGCGGGAATCTGGAACGGCTTGCAGCTGATCTCGTCCTGATCGACCTGAAACACGCGTCCCGATCCCAGTGCAGGCAAGCCCATCGCGCGCGCCTTCTGCTCATGCGCTGGATAGCTCGCGATGATGGCTGCACGCTGCTCGGCGGTGTAATGCCCCGCATCCTCGATTGTCATGTGCGTGACGTGCGTGGCGGGTGCGGCGGTAGATGATGGATAGAACCGGCGCACCACTTGGCTCATGCCCTTGAGCGGTGTGAACGTCATGAACACCGGGCCCATGGCGACGTTCGTACGCGTCAACACCTCAAAATAGATATCCTCGTCGCACTCCTCGTCCAGCCACGCCCAATCGAGCGTATCGGCCTGCCACTTCGTGCGGCCCTGGTCATAACTGGCGGTCGTGACAACGCTCTCGCCACCGCTCACGTGTTTCACGATGATGGCTGACACCGCATTCGGCACGCCCGGCCGCGGCGACGTATCAACCAAACAATCCTTGGGGATGGAGCCGGTCCCCCACTGTTCCGGCGTCTCTGGATTGCCCAGTAACAGACGCTGCACGCCCTTCTTCGTGAGTTCGACCGACTCCGACCCACAGATACCGCGCGTGGGGCGATCGAATCGATAGCCCTCCCACCAAGCGGGATAACGCCCGGTCATGTGCATTGCTACTTCCATCGCTGCGGCCAACGTCTTGCCCAGCTGATTGCCAGCCATGAGCAGGCGCTCACGGTACTGCTTGCCCGCTGCGTGAAACTCCCGCTGCTTCGCGTACGGTGCATAGTCAGTGAGTTTGCGTAGGCTCAGCCGGCGCGTCTGTTCCCTTTCCAGGAGCGCCAGTAAGTCGCGCTCTGAGTAAGGCGATACCTGCGACGAGTTCTGCATCCGTCAATTCATCCAGGGGTTGAGACTGCTCCACTTGCTTGGGCAATAGCGACGCGATGGTCTTCACATAGCCCATCGGATCCTCGAGACGGGCACGCTCGATCGCGTCGATGCCGTGCTCATCAAAATCCTTCGAGAGTGCCTTGAGGAAGTCAGCATTGAGCTTGTTGCGCACCCCCTTAGCCTGTCCGCCTGGGTTGCCTGACTGCCCGGGCTTGAAGCGGTGCTCTACTGGCGGGTCGGGGCGTGGCATGCCTGCACCTGAAGCTTGCGATGTGAACTGGAGCACAGTTGATTCATACCGGTTCCACTCCCTGCACGCCCGACATCGCGGCCAGATATCCATGCACCTGGAGTCGGCCATCGTTCAATGGCTCGAAGCGCACGCTCTTGCAGCCATTGCGACGAAGGGTGATGCGTGCGTCGGTGCGTTCGGCCTCGCTATCGGTGCCGCGGGTAACGACATACTCGCCGCTGCGCAGTTTGGGGGCGTTCATGCTTGCCCCTCGTTTGCGGATCGGAGCACGTGATGCACGCCGTTGGCGACGGGCGCCGGACTGGGCAGATCGCCATCCTTGGGCAGTGCGTAGCCGGCGGTGAAGTGATCCAGGGTGCCGCCACAGGCTGCGTGTCGGTCGAGCCATTTCTGGATCCGCACCATCACACCGGCCTTGAAGCTCTCACCCTCTCTGCGCTCGGCGATGACGAATGATTCCGCCGGCGACGGGTGATGTTTGCAGGTCAGGTACAGCGTGTTGCTCAAGCAGCCTCCTGCTCGACGATGCCGGCGACGTCCTGCTCTTGGACGACGATGAACGTTTCGGTGCCGATCGTGATCTGCGGGAAGTTGTATCCCTGGCCGTCGTAGGCGTTGAGACCGCCGAGCTCGACGATGTCACCAGGCTTCACCTGCGTCGGGATGAATCGGCCCGTCTCGACATACGTCCGTTTGCGTGAGTCATTCGGGTGGGGTTTGTATCGTCGATACAGCCGTCCAGGGCCAACGGCTTCGACGACTCCACGAAGCGGGCGCCCATGGCGCACAACCTGGATAAGGCTGCTCGGAACCCAGTCCAGTGGCCGAAGTAGGAGTCGATCCCGGAGCATGCGGAGCTTTGTTCCGGCGGGGAGGATGTCGGCGGATGCGGCAAATGAAACTCCTACGCTCACGGGGTCACCGTCACCGTCACGGTGATCACAATTCCGCCGGGCGCTCCAGGAACGTCGATGATCCGCGTGGCTTCGTTACTTGGGTTGCTGGGCCCGGCGTCGGAGGTTGCGAGCACGCGATAGGTGTGTGTGCCAAGTGGCAGGTTCGCGTGCGTGTACGTTCGTATCGATGCGACGGTAGTGCCGACTTCGGTCCAGGTCGTGCCGATCAGTTTCTGCACGCTGTAACCGCGGATTGGGCAATTGGTGATCGCCGAGCCACCTTCGCACGCCGTCGGCGCCTGCCACGTAAGGACCGCTTGACGATTGACGGTCTGCGCCGAGGCGGTCATGTGCCAGCACGCGCCGATGACCAGCGCGAGTGCGCCGATGACATACCACACCAGCCAACCCGCGCCCCTACCAAAATGTCGATCGCTCACGATGATTTCCTCACTAGTTGAACTTCGATCCCATATCGCGCCTTGACCTGCTTGAGCTTGTTCAACTTCACCTGCGTCAGCACACCGGTTGTGTCGATGACCTCGACACCAGCCGCTGTCACGACCAGGAAGTCGGCCCGATACACCACGCCGCCTTCGAGCTCAAAAGGCACTTGGCGGATGAACCAAAGCACATCGCCGGCCTCCCATCGCAGCACCAACCGCTGGTAGTAGTCGCGCTCGAGCTGTGAGTCGAAATGCTTCCCGTCGTCCGACGCACATCGAACGTTTCGATACTTCGGTGGCTTCGCTTTCGCGACCGCCGGCCCCGATCGTCGGCGCATCAAGTCCGCGTATTGCTCTTCGGTGAGCCTCACGCGGACACCTTCAGTCGGATCGGCTGCACCGGCGCGACGAACCGCACGCGATCGACGTGGCTCTGCATACGCTCGATTTCTGACGGTGAGAGTTGCCGAGTGCCGATGCCCGAATGCTCAACGTGCGCATGCTTCGAGTATTTGCTTTTTGCGAGACAGGCGTTACTTCTCAAACGTTTCATGTCATCACTCTTCGATCCAGTTCACGTTTGTTCCACGTGGAGCACGAAAGGAACTGACGATTCGCCCGTGGAGAACAACATCGAATGTTTCCAACGTGCTCCGATACCACCACGAGCATCGCCAGTCCCAGCGCCAGTGATCTTTGCTCATGCGGTCATGCTCCCGATGAAGATCATCGGATTGTCAGTTTTGTTTCTCATGAACTGGCCGCTCTTGTGCATGAACATCTGCACCTTGCCGATCCAGTTCGCCGGCCGGATTCCGCGGTTCTTCGCGATGACGAGAAGCCCGTCGGGCGCATCGAACGCCTTGTCCTCGTTGACGTCGCGCCAGACGATGAACACGTGATGCGCTTGGTCGGTGAGCGCACCCGTGCCGCGGATCGACTCGCGACCAGGCACCTGCGTCTCGTCCACCTTCACGATGTGATGCACGAGATGGATGTGGATATTCAGCTTCATCGCGTAGTTCGTGAGTTGGTTCGCGAACACGCGCTGCCCTTCGTAGTCGTCCTGCGCCAGCCCGGTGCGCATGAGGCTGTCGAGGATGAAGTGCGTGCAGCCCTTCTCCTTGGCCGCGTAGGCGATCAGCGCCAGCACACGGTGCGGCTCCATCATCCGCGTTTGGTTGTAGAGCCAAATCTTCCCGGACGCCCAGTTGCACGCGACGTCGATGTAGTCGTCACACTCGCGCACATCCACATCGGGGATCGAAAGCTGCGTGATGTCGGCCATCGACTCTTCCGGAGTTTCCTCGAGGAACGCGCCGCAGACTTTCTCACCCGACTTCGCGAGGTGAATGGCGAACTGCTTGAGCATTCCCGACTTGCCGTGGAAGTTGATGCCGGCCCAGATGCTGAGATGCCCGCCAGGGAGACGAACCTTATCCTGCAGGCCGTTCCACGGCAGCGTGGCGCCCTTTCGAGCGCCGCGACCGTGCAACACGTCGCTGATGCTGCCCACCAGCGTTCGTGGGTCCACGAAGCGCTGAACGTCGTCCTCGGTGAGCACGTAGCGATCCCAGTCGATCGGCGTTTCCCGGATGAGTACCTTCGCCAGCGCGTTCATGCCGCAGCCCTCCCCCAATCAGCGTCCCAAACTTGGATCGAAGGCATGTCACTGATGCGCGTTGTGAGTCGCGCCGGATTGGCGCGAAGAATGGCCGCCGAGAAGTCCGCGAGATCGGCAGACGCGGCCCGGCGCAGCCACAGGTACGTCCACAGTCCAGCGAGCGGCGCCCAATCGTGCTCAAAGTCGCGAGCATTTCGCACGCGAATCGCGAGCACGCCGACCTCATCCGTCAGTTGCGTGGCCCGCTGCCAATCGTCCATCACGAACACGGCAAGCTCGGGGGCTTGACCACGACGTCGGAGGTTCGCAAGGGCACGGAGTTCGAATGGCGTCATTGCGCCCCCTTGTAACGCGGGTCATTTCGCCAATCGGATTGACTTGCGCCCTTCTCTGCAAACTTCACCCCAGCATCGATGTGCTCGGCGTCACGCAGGAACAACTCGATGCTGTCGTAAACCGTTTTGGTTTGGTTCTTCCCCATGTGATGGGGCGATTGCTTGTAGCCGCTGATCGACTGGCAGAGTTGCTCGGCGCTGTAAGCCTTCAGAGCTACGCGAATGACCTTGAGTCGCTTCGCGTCCAACTGAGCCTTGGGGTGCTTGTGCTCAAGCTTCCAATGTTCGAACACCTGTTGCACATCGGTCGGCACCGCCGACGTGTGTCCGTTCTTCTTATCCTGATCCTGATCCTGATCCTGATCCTGATCCTGGCTTCGATGGGGCTCGGAAGGGCCTTCTAAGGGGCTTGCATCTTGACCGTGTTCGACGAGGCAGAACGCCTTACCGTGAACAGCCAAAAACCTGATTTTTAGCTGACTTGGCATCTTCTCAAGCTCTTTCCTGAGCCACGGCACACGCTTGTCTTTCGGATCGAGCGCCTCGGCGATCTGATGCGCGGCCATGTTGATGACGAAAACGGTCTCAGAAGCCTCTTCGTACTCACAAAATGCCTCATCTATGAGCCTTCGAAGGCCCTTCGATGCCCCTTCGATGGAGAGGCCGGTCTCATGCGCCATGTACAGAATCGGGCAGTGATAAACGCCGGTTGCTGTGGCATGTGGACTGGTCATCAGGTAGGCCGCGAGGATCTGCGCTTCCGGGTGCCCGCGCAGATTCTTGCCGGTGGCGCCGATCCAAAATCGAGGGGAAATAATTCCGTAGTCGCGCACTAACGCAGGCCCCTCTCGCGTTCCATCTGTTGAATCCGCCGCGGCGATCGCAACTTCACCAGCCGTGCCAGTTCGTCACTGGCAGCGCGCCGCTCCTCTCGCGTCTTTCCCAACCAAACCGCCAGGTACTCGCGCTCGATGCGACGCTCCAGCTCGACATCCGGATCAATGTTTGCGACGGACTCAGCCACGCGCGAGCCTCACAAAAAAACGCCGCCCGTTTCCAGGCGGCAAGTGGGGACTGCGAGGAACTAGACTCAGTCGCGGCGAACAGCGAAACGGCGCGTCGGGAAGATTGACGTAGCAACGAGAGGAACTACGGGGGTAACCCTTGTGGGTTAACGCAGGTTGTAAACGTATGACATAAGGAGTACGTTTTTCTCTCGCGGCTAAGTACTCAGCGAAAGAACGAACGCCGCCGAGCGCACTAGAACTTTCGGGCAGCAGACGGACGGCAAGCTTGTGATCAAGCGATCTCACACGCC